GCAAAGGCTGCTTTAGCTTTAGCGCTGATGGGCGCGCATTTGTGCTGGCTTAACAAATACCCTGGCAACGGTGGCGGTTCACGCGGAAACGTCATTGAAGAAAAAAAAGGCGATGATTCACGCAAGTATCGCCCGATTGATAAATCGGACACTTGGCTAGGTCAATCGTCTTATGGAATGCTTTACGGTCAATTGTTTGGTGTTGGTGTTGTTCATACGCCAGCAATTATTACACGTTATGGATTGGGGTGTTAAATGGCTGACAAAGCGGCGAATCGATTAGGTACACTCGTTAGCTCTGTGGGCAATGGTGGATTGGGCGATATTGTTTGCGCCGCATCTGCAATTACTGCGGATTTAAAAACGTTTGGTGCATTACATGACGGTCAACGCTATACCGTAACGATTACCGAAGGGAACAATTGGGAAGTTTCAAACAATTGTTTATACACTGATGCAACCAGAACTTTAAGCCGTGGTGTTTTGGAAGACAGTAGCACCGGTTCTAGAGTGTCGTTTAGTGCTTCGGCTAAGGTTAGAGTTGCGTTCAGTAGCTCGCAATTTAACGGATTAATTAATGCTATTGTTGGCATTAACCCTTTAATCTATTGGCAAAAAGCATTGTCGGATGTCTTAGCAGGCACGCGAGATATTGCCATCGGATTTGCTGGCGACTCTATCAAAGCTGGTGCTTTCGGCGGTGGTGTAGTTTCAAACACAAACAATCGTCAATACGCTTACGCTAATTTATTAGCGAAAATGTTTTCGGACGCTGGATATAACGTCAATGTTGGAAACGTTTTCGGTGATCAAAATTTTTCAGGCGCACAAACAACCAATTTATATAACCCCGAAGTCGTTCTTAATTCGGGATGGAGTTATTCAGGTTCTGGCGCAACGGCTTGGAGTTTAGGCGGCAATTGGTGTAGCAATAACTCTAATGCTAATCGTTTTAAATTCACTCCGCGTAAGGTTGACGGATCGCCTGCGTTATTTGATCGTTGCCAAGTTCTATATATTAGCTCTGCTGCATATGGAAATATGTCAGTCGGAGTAGATAACGGTGCTGCTATCACTACGATAGACACGTCCGTCCCTGGTGGTCCAATCAGCGTTAAAAGCGCCACTATCGTCATTCCCGGCGCACCGGCTAGTCATAGTGTTGACGTATTCAAAACGACTGCTGGCGACGGTAAATCGATTGTGTTAATTGGTATCATCACATGGAATAGCACGATTAAGCAGATTCATTTCTACAATACTGCTGTCGGTAGCTCGCGCATTGCAAACTTTAATGCAACAGGTAATGGTTACGCAATCGGCAATTCGTTAGGTTTAATTCCATGCGATGCATGGGTTATTGATCAAACAGTCAATAACTCCAATGATGCGGTTGTCGATTCTAACTATGCAACAGACTTAACCGGTCTTGATGCTAAGTTAGTTGCTGCTGGTCCATGTGATATTCTTTATGCGTCTAACTATCCAATTGGAACAGCTAACGGATTAGCTAACCAAACTGGCGTAACTGCTCAGATGGCTGCCGGTGCATTTGCGCGTAATCGCCGATTTATCAATCCCTACAGCGCGTTAGGCTCATTCGCTAAAATTAACGCTGCTGGCTGGTTCCCTAGTGGCGAAACTATTCACGGAAATATTAATGCATTGCAAGACGCAGTAAATCGTTATTACGCAGCATTACAACCTTAATCACAAGTAGGATAAAATCATGGGTATTTGGACTAACTATTTTCGGAACAAGTTTCAAGATTGGCGTTTGCGCGGGCAGACATTTGCACGTCCTGCTACCGTTTATTTCGGCATTCTTACTACAACCAAAGGGCCGCGCGCAAACAGCACGGTTTACGCATTAAACGATACGATTAGCGTATTGGCTAACGATGGTGCGTTGCATTTGTATAAGGCAACAACTGCCGGAACTTCAGCCGCTGCACAATCGACTCTTTACCCTGGTGCAAAGAACGAAATCATTACGGATGGTTCGGCAGTCTTTACCGAACAAGAATCCGCACTGCGCGCAGGTACGGCGGCTGTGGAACCGTCTGGCGGCTCCTATGCTCGTGTTGCGCTTACCGCATCTATGGCTAACGTGTCAGGTACGCAATCGGCTGGCTCGACTGCGGCTAGCTCCGGTACTGCTGTTGCGTCAACCATTTCGAACAACGTTGCGATTACTTTCCCGGCTCCTACTGCCGATTGGAAATACGCATGGGCGTTGGCTATCTATGATGCTAGCACTGCTGGCAATATGGAGGAATGGTTACCGATGACAACGCCTAAGACAATCAATAATGGCGATGCTGCGCCAGCGGTTGCAATTGGTGTTTATCAATCGTCTATTGACGCATAAACCATCATGAATATTTTTCAATGCGCGGGTATCGCCAACAATGGCGATTTTCAAACCCGCATTCGTTATCTGATGGTGAAAGCGGCAGTTTCGCAACTGAATGCCGCTAATCCTGCCGCCGAAGATAAGCTATTAGGTCAGCGTATCCTAGACGGCACGGAGCCTGTAGTCATGTGGGCAACTGCTGTCATGAGTAACGCAACTATTGCCGCAGGCGCACATGACGCTGACGGTAAGACTATTATTGACGATACATTAGAATTTGTCGTCAATTCGTTATGGGACGCATTTGCGATTTAATCAATGGCTAACAGTAACACAAACGTAAGCGGAATTAAGTTTGCTACTGTAGATAGCTCAGTCACGCCTAAAGCGTTGAATTCTAATAGCGTTGTTGATTCCGATGTGCAAGCTATTCATGCAGATGCTGGACAAGGAAAGGTTATCGTAAGTTGTGATAACCAAGGAACTCCAGCAAGTGGTGACTATATAGATGTTTGGATTAAGTATAGTCCAAATGCTTCGTTGTTTCCGTCTAACTTGCATGCTCAATTGCTGGGACGTATTGACACGTTCTTAGAAGATCCAGCGGTACAAGCTTTTGATTTAAATGTTGAAGGTGGACAACAGTTCAAGCTTACATTTAAGGCTAATCAAGGTGCTTCGCGTACCGTTAACGTCGTTGCTATCTATAACGAATGGCGCGGAGCATAAGCCGTGACACGCAGACGGCTACCTTTGCCGTGGTCGCGGCAACCTCAACAATTCGTTCGTGCGCGTGGCGATGTTGGTCTAGTCCATTTATACGGGATTAGAACCGGTGACAATCTAAAGATTTTGGATCTATGCGGTAAAGCGCATGGATCTTTCGGTGCTGGTTCGCCAACTCCTACGGGTGTTTATTGGGACTATGATAACAATGGTTATCATTTAAAGTTAGATACAACCGGGACAGGTTCATTAGATTCGATAATGGTTAATTTGGGCGCTGCTGGTGCAACGTCTACAAAAAATCATTCAGTTATTGCTAAGATTTGGTTAGCTTCAATTGGTGCGCAACAAACGATATATGGTTCTGGTTTTGGCGGTTTTCAATTTCGTGTAAATACTTCGAACCAATTAAATTTACTTTGTTCCGGGACTGCTGATTTAGGTTCTAGCACAACGTCGCTGACTAGTGGTGCATGGTATTGGGTTGGGGTAAGCTACGACGGTAGTACATCTAGATTTTATCTTGGCGGTAAAGCTGATGGTACTGGTTCTGGGTCAAATACATTTAGTACGTCGATTAACTATTCAATTGGTAATCGCGGAGGCCCTAGCACCAGTGAAGGTTTTTCTGATGGTTCAAAGATTGGGCCTGTTGCTACATTCAATCGTATTTTATCTGATGAAGAATTTCGTAGATATTCTAACGATTTTGGATTCTGGTCATTACTTGAACCTCGAAAACTTTTAACACCTGTTCCATCTTCTGGTGGTACAAGTGCTGCTTTAGATGGCGTAGGAGTAAGCCGTAATTCTGGTACGGCTGGATTATCTACAGCGATTCCTTTAGCGGCTTCTGGTAAAGGCATCAATTCAGGAACGTCAAATTTAATCGGCTCTGCCGCTGCATTAGCTGCGTCTGGTTCCGGTTCAAATTTTGGTTTGTCTGCGATAACGACAGCTATCCAGCTTGTCGGATTTGGATTAAGTAAGAATTCTGGTACGTCGTCACTGGCAGGCATTGCGTCAGCCTTGGACGGAACAGGCACCGGGCGAAATGCCGGCATCGCGGGTCTGTCTACGGCCATCCCGCTAGCTGCCGCAGGCACCGGGCGGAACTCGGGTAGCGCAGACTTCGCGGGCGGCGCTGCGGCGCTTGACGGGGCTGCTACGGGCCGCAACAGCGGATCGGCTGGCCTGAGCACTGCCATACCTCTAGCGGCTGCTGGCACTGGACACAACAGTGGTTTTAGCTCGCTAGCTGCCGGGGCTGCTAATCTAGACGCAAGCGGAACCAGTAGAAATTCCGGTCAATCGGATTTAATCACTGCAATTCGATTTGCTGCCTTTATGGCCGGCATTAACAGCGGTGTTAGCGGTCTGGATATTGCTGGTGATCAATTAGACGGTGTTGGCGTTTCGTCTAATCGCGGCGTTTGCGGTTTGACAACCGGAATTAAATTCACTGCTTCTGGCACCGGACATAATAGCGGTACGGTTGCATTTGCTGTTGACCTGTACGGAGAAAACGCGAGGTACGGCTATATATTCGATGGCGTCAAGTTTGATTTAATTCTCAACTCGCCTAGTGTGGGCTATATAATGCCTGCAACAAATTTTGACATTGTTCTAGCGGATTAATCATGGCTGAAATAACCGAAATTGGCGATGCTTGGAATATTGATAATCCAGCAAAGCCAGTTGCAGAGGTTGACCCGAACGATATTACAGATGTTCCGTTTTCAATCATTCCGATGATTGAATCAATTGGCTATCCGTATCAATCGCATACGGTTATCTGTGGTCCAGAACTTCAATGCGCATCGTCTAGCTATGTGGCGTTAGATCGAAAAATTGTTTGTCGTTTTCAACAGGCATCAGGTCAAACATTAGCTGAAGGCGTTAAATATTCGGCTACTTTGCGCATTACATTTACCAATGGCGAACAGCGCGACCGAACTGTTTATTTCAAAAGCAAGGCGCATTAAATGACGTTAATCGTTGAAACTGGCGCAAGCGTGCCCACAGCTAATAGCTACGTCGATTTAGCATACGCGCGCACATATGCGAGTTTGGTTGGCTTAACGTTGCCGGCTAATGATGCCGAATGCGAAGCCAAAATTTTAGCTGGTATGGCTTTAATCGAATCGTTCCATTCGATGTATCAAGGCCATAAAACCGACAGTGAACAGGGTTGCCAGTTTCCGCGTAAATATCTGTTTCTCTATAACTACAGGGTTGAATCGGATGCAATTCCGGCGATCTTGAAACAAGCACAAGTGCAAGCGGCTGCAATGGCTGCTAGCGGAGTCGATTTCTTTCCGACGATTGAAGGTTTGAGAATCAAGAAAGAAAAGATCGATGTTATTGAAACTGAATACGATACGGAGCATTTAGCAACTTATAACGGAAAGCCGGAATATCAAGCTGTTATGTCCCTGTTGCAACCGTTATTTGTACTCAATACCGGTTATCGGTTGACTGGTGGTTTCTAATGTACGAACGCCAAATCGCAACAGCTAAACGCCTGATTAAAGAAAAGGGCGAATTGTGCGTTTGGAAAAAGGCAGATAGAGGCGTTGCCGTAGATCCTACTGAACCGTGGAACGTACCGGACGTAAATGCAGAGTATCCCGGAACGCCTATTTGCTGGTTACCGGTTGGCAATATTGGAAAAGAATCACAATCAGTAACTGATGATGGCGAAACCGTCAAAGGTTATTTCAAATGTTTGATGGGTGCAGTGCCGTTTGAAGTGCATAAAAAGGACACTGTATTAAGGGGTTCCGACAATCGACTATATCGGATCGAATCAATCGATACGATTAACGTTAATGGCGAGACAATTTTACATACTATGATTCTAGTTCTTTAAAATGATTACGAATTACCCGCAAGCGCTGAAAGAAATCTATAACCAATTAACCGTTGCATGGAACGCGAATAGCGCATCCATTGTCGGTTATGTTCCCGAAATTAGATACGGGGACGAAGATTATCCGAATCCGCCTGATGGTGATAAACATTACGTACATGTTTCATTCGCAATTACTAGAGAAGAACAACGATCTTTATCTACGTCAGTATTCGCACCGGGCTTACGTGGATATAGCGCTTACGGGTTGTTTTTCGTGCAACTGTTTGCCCCTAAAAATTCCAATGGAGCAATGGAAAAAGCTAGACTCTTGGCAGTGCTAGCACAGAACGCCTATGCGGGCAAATGCACAGAGCACAATGTTTGGTTTAGGAATACGAAAATCGTTTCGTTAAATTCTGACACCAAATTTAGGCGTTTGAATGTTACTGGTGAATTTGAGTATGACAGGATAGGTTAAATGTTATGTATTCAAGTTTGCTATATGGATTTGATTCATTTGGAACAACCGAAGAAGGAACGGGAACTACTATGACCACGTGCGCAATTAACAAAATCGATTCTAACGTAACGGGTTTATCCTTTGCGGAAGAAGACTGCTTAAAAGTTCTCCCTGGTGTATCTGAAGCTAACGCTATCTGGTATGACTTGGAACCTAATAGCTATTCCGATTTCGGCGGTGACATCACAACGGTAGCGCGTAATCCTATTGACCCTGGCCGTCAAAACAAAAAGGGTACGACAACCGGTTTAGATGCTACCGGTGGTTTCAATATCGACGTTACGCAAACGAACATGCAACGCCTGTTGCAAGGTTTCTATTTTGCTGATGCACGCGAAAAGCCGCAAACTAAACCGCTGAACGGAACGCAATCGGCATTGGCTAGCGTATCCGGTACGCTTTATACTTTTGCTGCAGGCCCTACGTTTCTGGTTTCACATTTGATTCTGGCAAGCGGTTTCGGTATCGGTGGCAACAATGGTCTGAAAAAGCCAACGGCTGTATCAGGCACGACCGTTACGGCTCCGGGTCTGACTGCTGAAGCTTCTCCCCCTGCTGCATCAATGCTGGAGGCTGTCGGTGCAGAATTCGCGGCTGCTGACGTTGCTGTCGTTGTCAACTCGGGCATTCCGTCGCTGTCTTGTACTGCTGGCGATTTCACAATCTACGGCTTGACTGTGGGTGAATGGGTCTATGTTGGCGGCGATGCGGTTGGATCTAAGTTCGTGAACAACGCAGGTTATGCACGAATCAAGACGATTGCAGCAAAGCTTCTAACGTTTGATGATACGACTTGGACGCCTGTAGCTGAAGCGGCAACCGGTATCACGTTGCGTATTTTCTTCGGTACGGTTATCCGTAACGAAAAGACGCCTTCTCTTATCAAACGCCGTTCGTACAATTTCGAACGCACGTTAGGTATGGGTGCAAACGACATTCAAGCTGAATATTTGATTGGTGCTGTTGCCAACGAATTCACTTTGAATATGCCGCAGGCTGACAAGCTGAATGCAGATTTGACGTTTGTTGCTTGCGATAATGTCCAACGCTCCGGTGATGTTGGCGACTTGCGTAAGGTTGGCACGCACATTAGTGCATTGGGTCAAGATGCGTTGAATACTTCGGTCAATATGTACCGAGTCAAGTTGAATATTCTTGATCCGACAACGTCCAAGCCTACGCCGATGTTCGGCTTTGTCCAAGAAGCTAACGTTTCGATTAGCAACAACGTAAGCGGTTTGAAAGCGCTTGGCGTTATGGGCAACTTCGATACTACGGCTGGTAACTTCACTGTTGGTGGTTCATTGACTGTTTACTTTGCAACGACTGCGGCAATTAAGGCAGTTCGTAACAACGCTGATTGCGCATTCAATGTGATCATTGCAGCAAAGAACGCAGGTCAAGTGTATGACGTTCCTTTATTGGGTTTAGGTGGTGGCCGTGCCAATGTGGAAAAGGATACGCCAATCACTTTAGGCTTGGAACCTGCTGGCGCAGAAAACGTCAACGGCTATACGATGATGCAAGTGTGGTTTGAATACTTGCCCAATGCTGCGATGCCTGCTTAATCGCCCGTAAGCTTCGGCTTACAGCTAGAATCAAGCCGGGAATTATCCCGGCTTTTTTTCATTTAAAGGATTAGTTTATGTCTCTTTCTAAGCAATACCAGACCAATACCGATAAAGAACTTCAGGGCGCATGGGCGCAAATGGGAGTTAACGATAAGAACAAGGAATTCATCGAATTCTGCGTTGCTCGAATGAGCAAATCGAATACCGAATATACGAAGTGTTTCGAACGAATCACTAAGCCGTTTGCGGTATTGATGCGTATGGGTCAATTGCCTAAGAAAAAGGGCGATGAACTGATGATGCAAGTTTTCATTCAGTCGGTATTAAAGGATTGGAAAAATGTTCCACTTTCCGATGTCACTGGCGACAAGTCGCAAATTGATGAAATTGCACCATTCACTCCCGAAAACGCAACTAAGTTGTTCACTCGATTGCCTGAACTGTACGACCGTTTGTTTGAATTTGCAGGCGACGCTTCAGCCTTCAAAGATGCCGAAACGGAAGAAAAAGCAAAAAACTGATAGAAGTTTTAGCGTATCTTGAAGGCCCTGGCAAGAATGCTGAAACAACAGTTAAACGTTGCAAAGAAAACAACTTACCGATACCGGATGCAATTTTAAATGCGCCTGAATTGTTTCCTGGAAATGAACTGTATTTGAATGCGTACAACGATTTAGATACAGAACGTCTCAAATCGGATATGTCGTTTGGAAGAATACCGGGTAGCAAAGTTAGAGAGTATGCGGTTTTTTACGGTTTAGATATGGATCAACTTGACACGTTGAGTTACATAGTTCGGTATCTAGATTCGCATTTCATAACGAAAGCTAATGAGCGTAGGATGGCGCAAGCCAACAAGAAAAAGTAATGGCTAATCTGCTCGATTTATCGAAACGGATGAAAAAGCTAGCAGCTTCTATACCGCGCGAAACGAACCGCGCAAAGGTAGAAGTTGCTGGCGCTATGCTTCAGTATCTGACTTTCAACGGTACGCCAGTAGATACATCCAAAGCTTTATCTAATTGGCAAATCGGTTTCAATGGCCCTGCTGTGGGCATTCTAGAAGCATTAATTCCTGGCATAAGCGGTTGGACGGCGCAAGCATCGGCGCGCGTAGCTTATGACATTGGAATGCAGTCATTACGTGCCACATATTTAAAGACTGGTATTAGCGTTCATTTGACGAATAACGCTGAATACATTGTTGCTTTGAACGAAGGTCATTCAAAGCAAAATCGAGATTTCGTCGCGCAAGCGTTGGCTATTGGGCAAACCAAATTACGCAACTTCAAAATGAAGTTAGATTACGTATGAATGAAAATATTGACATTGTCGTAACAGACAAAGTAGCTAAAACGGTTGTCAAAAACATTGACGCCATTGGTGACAGTGCTGAATCCTCTTACAAGAATGTAGATAAGCTGCAAAAAGCGTTAAACGCTTTGGGCGGCTCAGGCATTTCTAAGTTACAACAGCAAATGAATGCGTTGACTTCTCAGATGAGTCAACAGTCATCGCAGATTTCTAAATTGTCTCAAGCGCAGAGCAATGCAGAAATTTCTACAACGAAACTCGCAACGGCGCAGAATCGTTTAGTAGAAGCACAAAACAAAGCCGGTAAGGCGATGATGGATGCTGAAGCGGCAACCAATCGCGCTATCGCTTCGCAATCGAAAATGACAGAAGCCGCTACTAAAGCGGAACTTGCGCAATTGCGTTTGGCGGAAGCTCAGAGGAAAGCCGGGGCCGCTGCTGATGCCCACGCTACAGGGATGTCAACGCTTGGCAAGATCGTTACCGCTATCGCATTCGGTGCGGTTGTGCGCGAACTTGTGCAGATGGCGGATGCGTATTCGACACTTCAATCTAGATTAAGACTCGTCACGAGTAGTCAATCTGAATTAGATTTCACGACGAAAGCATTATTCAAAACTGCTCAGGATGCTCGCGTAAGTTTTACCGAAATGGGGAACCTTTACGGCAAGATGGCGACGGCTGCAAAAGATGCAGGTATCAGTCAAAACCAATTGCTGCAAGTTACTAAAACGATTTCGCAAGCAATGACGATTAGCGGTGGTTCCGCGTCTTCAATGAATGCCGCTTTAATTCAATTGACGCAGGGTTTAGCGTCTGGAACGTTGCGCGGCGAAGAATTGAATTCTGTGATGGAACAGACGCCAAGACTAGCGCAAGCTATCGCGCAGGGTATGGGCGTATCGATTGGCAAGCTTCGCGAATTGGGTAAAGAGGGCCAACTCACAAGCGAAGCAGTTTTAAATGCATTGACAAAAGTTGCGCCGCAGATTGAAAAAGAATTTGGGCAGATGGTGCCTACTATTTCATCTGCGTTTACGGTGTTAAACAATTCGTTAACAAACACCGTTGGCGAAATGGATAAAGCTACTGGCGCTAGCAAAACAATTGCTGAAGCCATTATTGGCATTTCCAAAGCAATCGATATGCTCGGGACTGCCGCTGCCTCCTACCCGGTTCTAACGCAGATCATCGGTGGTGCTGCCGGTGCCGCTGCGATGGGGCTGAGCCTAATTGCGGTCGCAGCAGGTATCAAGGCTATCACGGTCGCGCTCGCGCCGCTGGGGCTGCTTCTGAGCGGTCCTGTGGGCATTCTGCTAGGTCTTACCGTTGCGGCTGGTGCTGCCGCTGCGGCGGTTTCCGCGTATACGAGTCGATTGGATGTCGTCAATGAAAAATTGATGACTCAAAAGAAAGTAATTGAAGAGAATTTACGAACTCGCGTAATGGATGATGATCAACGTAAGGCCAATATGGCTACGTTGAATGAAATCAATATTGCTTTAAGCAAAAACAATGTTGAAATTCAAAAGAATTCTGGCCATTACGCAAACTCTAATTTGCGGTTAATGGAACATAAAGAGGCTGCAAATGCGGATGCTGTCGCTACGAACGGATTAGCACAAGGGCAAAAAGTTTACGACGATGCAGTTCGTAAGGGAATGGGTTTAGCTGACGATTATAACAAACGTATCATTGAAATGATTCAGCTTAAGCAAGCTGGAAAATTGACCGATGCGCAATATAACGAAATGCTAAAAATCATGCAGACGGAAATGCTGAAAAGCACCGGTGCAACCAAAGAACATAACAAAGCTCTTGCAGAAAATGCATCTATCTATAAGACTTTGTCTAATTTGGCAGATGATCAAATTGCAAAGATGCAAGATCAATTTGAACATGCTCAAAAGTTAACTGATGGCGAAAAGGCGTTCGATAAAATAAATCAAGAATTAGAACAGCATATCGGTAAGTTGACGAAAACTCAAATAAAGAAAATTGAGGCAGACTTAAAAGAAATCGATGCTCTTAATAAAAAGAGAAAGCTTTACGATCAATTATTAAAAGCCGTAGATGAGCAAGAAGCGGCAATGCAAGAGTTAAATAAAGCGATTGCAGATCAAGAGAAGGCACAAAACGATTCATTAGCTGCATTGACGAAAACCAAAGAAGGTATAGAAGATCAAAACAAATTACTAGTTGCTGAATCTGGTTTGTATGCTGCATCCGATAGAGATAGAAAGATTCTCATTGGAACAATGCAAATTGAATTAAAGCTTCGTCGCGATATCGATGAAGTAAACAGAACGCTTGGCCGCGATCAAGGTTGGCGCGATGCTGCAATTGCATCGTTGGAATATAACGCTACGCTTGAAAAGCAAGGCTTAATCCTGCGCGCCAACATGGAGCAAACGAATTCGATTCTTAATTCAATTGAACAAACTGCCCACACTGTTTGGACAAATATTTTCGATGGCGGTTCGAATATCTTTAAGAAACTTGGACAGATTCTTAAGGCTTCGCTATTGGACATGCTTTATCAGTTGACCATTAAGAAATGGGTTATCAACATCAGTTCGTCAATTCTTGGAAGCATCGGCGATTTCTTTGGGATTCCCGGATTGGGTCAATTAGCCGGTTCTGCAACTGGTGCAAATAATCTATTTGGCAATGCAAGCAATGTAAATACTGCTGCAAATGCATACGGTGGTATTTCGCAGTATTTATCCGGTTCTGCTGCCGGATCATCAACCGTAGGTATGGGCGCGGCCAATCTGGTCGGTCTAGGCGGTGGTGATTCGCTAGGTACGCTGATTGCCGCGAATGGCGGTTGGGCTGGTGTAGGGGTTGGTGGGGCTACGTTGGGGGCTGGCTTAGGTGCAGGTATCGGCGGGGCCACTGGCGGGGCTGCAATCGGCACAGCGGGCGCAATTGGCACTAGCGCAGGCACTATCGGCGGCTCGCTGGCCGGTGGAGCCATTGGTACGTCTAGCGTGCTCGGTACGGGCGCTGGGACGGTTGCCGGGACTATCGGTACAGGCGCAACGGCGAGTGGTGCTGCCGGTGGGGGTGCTGCCGCAGGTAGTTCATTAGGCTTTGCATCAATTCCTGTTGTCGGATGGATTGCCGCAGGTATGTTAGCGGCTAACGCCTTATACGATCAAGGATACAAAGGCGAAAAATACGATGATCCTTTGAAGCCTGGAGGTTTAGAGCCAACGTTAATGGCTAACGATATTCTTACTGGAATTGGATTAGATAGTAAATTTGCAAACATTATCAGCGGAGCACCGTTAACGATTGCTGCAATGTCTATGCTTGGATTGATTGGTGGCGGTCCAAAGCAAACAAGCGTTGCAAGTAATGACGGAAATACCGATTGGTGGAACCCTCTCGATAAAGCGTTTCTTACGAATACAGATAGTGCTACTGGTGCTAAGTATGGCGGCGATAAAGGTATAGATAGTGCCGCACTCAACATCATTAAAATGGCAACGGACGGTCTTGAATCGACTGCCAAATTACTTGGCGGAACCGGTAAAGGTTCTGTTTGGCAAGCATTCTTAAGCACCGATCCTGAAGGTTCGGCAAATACAATGCTTAATCTGGCTGGCGGATTACCCGGCGCAGGTTACTCTCGTGGTGACGTATACGGTGGAATTGAAAACGTCGGACGTTCACAAGGGGACATTCAAGCCGCAGTATCGAAAACAATCGATCAAGCCGTTTATAGCGCATTACAAGGTTCTGATATTCAGCAACAATTTAAGGACTATTTGAAAGGCTTAGATATCAAATCTGATACGTTCCAAGAAGAGTTTGCAGCTAAGTTAAAGAATATTGGAATTGTGCAAGAGTTGTCTAAGTCTTATGGTGATTTAGACAATAGTTTTGTACGTCTGTTGAAATCTAGCGTAAGCGGTTCGCTTAAGCTGATTGAAACGGCTGGCGGATTAGACAAACTATCTGCGGCTCAAGCTACTTATTATCAGAACTTCTTTACTGAAGCTGAGTTGATGAAGATGCAAACAGGTGCAATGGCTGCATCGTTTAAGGATCTTGGCTTGACGATGCCTGATCTATCGCAAAGTAGCGATAAGGTTAAAGAACAATTCCGCGCAATGGTTGAAGCGCAAGATTTGAATACAGATGCTGGTCAAAAAACTTATCTTGCATTACTTAATTTGTCTGGTGCTTTTGCACAATTAATTCCGGCTGCACAAGAGGCAGGCGTTGCCACTAACGGATTAACAAATCAAATTTTAGATGTTAACGCCAAGCTTGCAGAATTAGCTGGCGGCTATGACAATTTAAAGAACATGCAGGATTCTTATCATGCTAATTATTTCACTCAAGCTGAACAATTAGCAATGCAGACTGAAGCCGTATCGGCTCAATTTGCAGCGCTTGGATTAACGATGCCTGATGTTTCATTGGGTAGTGAAGGAATGAAAGCCGCATTTCGTGCGCTTGTCGAATCGCAAGATTTGACAACTGATGCGGGACGAAAAACCTACATTGGTTTGTTGAATGTTCAAGGTAGCTTGTCGGGTTTGGCTGGTGCTGCTGCGCAAGCTGCATCAGGCATTGCTGCCGCACAAGCTGCTATTGCAAACGAACGTGCATCGTTGCAAATGCAACTTTGGCAAGCACAAGGCAATGAGGGTGCAATCCGTCAAGATCAATTAAGTAAACTTGATGAATCTAATCGAGGTTTACAACAACAGATTTACGATACGATTGATGCTCAGAAAGCGCAGCAAGCCGCGCAGGCTGCTGCCGCTGCACAACAGCAAGCGATTGCACAAGCCGCACAGCAAGCCGCGTCTGAAATGGCGAGTTTCCGTCAAGCTATGACGGCTATGGTTGATAGCTTAACAAAGCAAATCAATCAATTGCGCGGGCTTGCTGGAGTAGAAGCTTCTGACCCTACAGGCGCACGTCAATTTATCGCTAATGCTGTTACAGCTAATGGTATTCCTGATGCGAATGCGTTGAATGCTGCCGCAGAAGCTTTGAAGTCGTTTATTGATACGGCTGACTATGCAACGGAACAGGAACGCGATACACAACGTTTGATTCTGGCTAACCAATTGGAAACCATCCGTAATCGTGCCGCTGGATACGATCCATACGGAACGGGCGGTGTCGGATTACCTAGCTTTGCTGTGGGCACGTCTCATGTTCCATACGATATGGTTGCTCAAATTCACGAAGGTGAAGAAATCGTACCTGCCGCATATAACACCGGAACTAATGAAGATTTGTTAAAAGAAATGCAAATCATGAATCAACGCTTAGAAAAGATTGAAGAATACAATAAAGATACGCGAGACACTAACAAGTTGATTTCTGATGATGTCGGCGCAGTTATTCACGGTGATTTAACGGTAAATACAAAAGAGAGTGTGTAATGGATATCATCCCACCAATGCCGATTACGCCAGCTAATGCAGCGCTGGTTAGCTCTACAGTTTCTGAACCTGATTCAACGGTTGGCGAAGTCGCTTGGAATAGTGGAACTACATATTCAACACTCGGAACTGAAGTAACTTATCAAGGGTTCATCTATTCCAACATCAATATTACAGGAAATACAAACAAGCCTCCGTTAACGAATCAAGTCACTTTCTGGAAACAGCAAAGGCCGACTAATCGTTATACGATGTTTGCGTTAGATCGCAATACAAAAACGACAAAGTCTAGCGGCAATCTAAAAGTTGTCATTGCACCAAATCAACGTTGTGATTCAATTGCATTGCTAGGTGTCGATTCGACTTCTGTTTTAATTGAAGTAAAAAATTCATTAGGAACGGTTGTCTTTTCGTATTACGAAGATTTAACTAAACGAAATACTACAGGATGGTACAGTTATTATTATGGAAAATTTTTAAATACGCCAAATGTAATTCTGCATAACTTACCGCCTTTGTTGACGGTGACAATTGAAGTTACGATAACACGTGGCTCAAATCCATCTAGCATTCAAGCTCTAGTGTTAGGCATGAATGAGAATATCGGAATTTTAGAATATAGTTCAAATAGTGATAGTCGTAACTTTTCGACAATGGATCGAAAGACAGATGGAACAGCGGTTCTAAATCCTAAAAGAACGGTGCCCACAACTAACAATAAGATTGCCGTTCCGATTGCCAAGATTCCGCAGGTACGCAGATTGCGCGATACATTGAACGCGGTTCCTGCTGTTTATTCTGGTTTGGATGATCAAGTCGAAAACGGATACTTTGAACTATTCTTAATCTTAGGTTTTTACAAGGGTTGGAAAATTACCCCGGACGATATCAGTTACGCTACACTCGATTTACCTTTAGAAGAGGTTTAAACAATGCCTTTAACCGCAGTTCCGCCAGTAACTCCATTTCCGACTCCACCTAGCACAACGGATATCGCCAATTTCGATACACGTGCTGACGCTTGGAATCTTCAGATTCCAACTTTTTCAACCGAAATGCAAGCTGTTGCCAATTCGGCATATGCAAACGCTGCATATGCACTAGATCGCGCAACGTATGCGGAATCTCAAGCAACGGCTGCAAACGGTTTTGCTAGCGCTGCACAAGGTTATGCGGCTTCGGCTGTAAATGCCCCTGGTACAAATGCGACTAGTACAACATCAATTGCTATCGGTACAGGTTCAAAATCTATTACGATTCAAACCGGTAAGAACTTTGTAGCTGGTCAATTCATTACCGTTGCATATACGACAACTCCGACTAATTATATGTTCGGACAAATAACGTCGTATAATTCTGGTACTGGCGCATTAGTTTTCAATGCAACCTCTATCGGTGGTTCTGGTACTCAAGCTGCATGGACAGTTGGTTTAACTGGCCCGCAGGGTTCTGGTGCGGCTCTACCTATTTCTACACTTGCTGGCAACCTTACCGGTAGTTCAAACGTACATTACCAATGGCCTTCCGGTGGATTATATGCTCTAACTTTGCCGCCAGCGCCTGCGGTGAATGATGTGATTCAATGCACCAATAATTCAGGTTCTTATACAGGTTGTACCATAAATCCTAACGGTAACAAAATTAACGGTGTTTCTGGAACGCATACGTTTGGTTTGCTGAATCAAACTATCGACCTTAAATGGTCCGGTGCTACTTTAGGTTGGATTACTTGATTAGGAATTGACATGCCAGATATTAGCGACTATTTCAACAAATCGAAACCTATCAAAGTCACTCGATTAACGAGTGGTTCAGGTACTTTTACACCACAAGTAACACCTTGCAAATTGGTAATTATTGCTGTTGGTGCCGGTGGTGGTGGTGCTGGTCCTTCGTCTTCATCTTATACCGGTGGTGGCGGTGGTGACAGT